CTATTACAGACAATCTAGCTAGAATGTATATTAAACTTTGCGAACGTTACAGTATGCGTAGTAACTGGCGTGGTTACACTTATGTAGACGAAATGCGTAGTCATGCACTATTGCAGTTATCACAAATTGGATTGCAGTTCAACGAACTTAAATCACAAAATCCATTTGCATATTACACAGCCGCAGTTACGAACAGTTTTACTAGAGTATTGAATCTAGAGAAACGTAACCAGAATATTCGTGATGATCTATTACAGGAAGCAGGACAAATGCCTAGCTTTACTAGACAGATTGAACATGAGATGGCTGAGAAAGCTAAATGGGACGAAGCTGCAACCAAAGAACGCAAAGACGCAGGCTTCAACGTATAATCAGTTGACAGTGTTTAATTATGAAGTTAAACTTAGTGCGAGTAGTAACTTAGTGAATGGAATTCCATGACATTTTTTAACCGTGTAGCGTGTTTTACTGATATACATTTCGGCAATAAAAATAATAGCCGGCAACACAATAAAGATTGTGAAGAATTTGTAGATTGGTTTATAGTACAAGCAAAAGAACAAAACTGCGAAACGTGCATTTTTTTAGGAGACTGGCATCATCATAGGGCCAGCGTAAACGTGAGTACACTCAACTATAGTGTCAACAACGTAGCAAAATTAGCCAAAGCATTCAAACAAGTGTATATGATAACAGGCAATCACGATCTCTACTACAGAGAGAAACGTGATTACAATAGTTTGCCGTATGCAAGTTTGTTTGAGAATGTAACACTAGTTAACGAACAAACACTAGTGCAGGATGATATTGCACTTGTTCCTTGGTTAGTAGGCGACGAGTGGAAACAGATCAGCAAAACTAAATGCAGATACATGTTTGGACACTTTGAACTCCCATACTTTAAAATGAATGCTATGGTAGAGATGCCAGATCACGGAGGACTTAATGCAGAATATTTGCAAGGTCCTGAGTATGTGTTTACTGGACACTTTCACAAGAGACAAAACAAAGGTAATGTACACTACTTGGGATCACCATTTCCACACAACTATGCAGATGCATGGGATGACGACCGTGGTATGATGGTACTAGAGTGGGGCGGTAAACCCGAGTATATAAACTGGGATGGACCACGTTACAGAACTGTTGCATTGAGCAGACTTATAGACGAACCAGAGGTAATCCTCAATAGCAAAACTTATTGCAGAGCTACACTAGATATCAACATCAGTTATGAAGAAGCTAGCTTTATCAAAGAAACTTTCAGTGAGCAGTATGGTGTAAGAGAAATAACACTTATGCCTAGCAAAAAAGAAGAACATGCTCAGGACTGGAAAGTTGTGGAAGATATAGAAGTTGAGAATGTTGACCAGATCGTGTATAATAGTTTAACCGCAGTCGACAGTGATATGATTGACAAGAAACTGCTAGTGGATATATATAATAACCTATGATTACTATTGAAAACTTAACCGTAAAGAACTTTATGAGTGTTGGTAATGTTACACAAGCTGTGCGTTTTACTGACAATGGACTAACACTTGTACTAGGAAATAATGTTGACCTAGGAGGAGATGGCAGTAGAAATGGTACTGGCAAGACCACTATCATTAACGCACTCAGCTATGTAATATATGGCAACGCACTAACTAACATTAGAAAAGATAACCTAATCAACAAAACCAACGGTAAAAGTATGATGGTTACGTTGGATTTTGGAATAGACGGTAAAAAATACCGCATCGAACGAGGACGAAAGCCTAATGTGCTTAAATACTATGTCGACGAATTAAATGTCGAAGAAGATGAAGCACAAGGTGAGAATCGTCAGACTCAAGCACAAATAGAAAGACTATTTGGAATGAGTCATGATATGTTTAAACACATTGTGGCACTCAACACATACACAGAACCTTTTCTCAGTATGCGAGCAAACGATCAGCGAGCAATTATTGAGCAACTACTAGGTATTACAATGCTTAGTGAAAAAGCAGAGGTTCTCAAAGAACAGCAAAGGCATACAAAAGATGCAATCAAACACGAACAGTTTAGAATTAACGCAGTTGAAGAAGCAAATACCCGGATTGAGAAGAGTATTAGTGATTTGGAATTCAAACAAAAAGTTTGGAGAAATAAACAAAAAACTGATGTCGAAAGTCTCCAGTCACAGATAAACACACTAGAAAAAATAGATATCCAAACAGAACTCAGTAACCATACACTGCTGAGTGATTACCTAGAAAAGAAAAAACTGAAAGACGAGTCAGAACGTTGGCTATCTAGTATTCAAACTGATAACACTAAACAAGAAAGACTTATCGCTAAGTTAGATAAAGAATTGGGATTGTTAAAAGATCACAAGTGTCATAGTTGTGGGCAAGATATCCACGATACTAAACAAGAAGAAATTCTAGCAAGCAAGCAGGAACAACAACAAGAAGCCAACGCACAAATACTGGCTAACGGCACACAAGAAGCTGAATGGATAGAAGCTGTAGCATCACTAGGTGAACTAGGACACATGCCAGTTACACACTACAATACAGAAACTCTAGCACACAAACACAATAACCAACTAGAAACATTGCGTAGCCAAGTTATTAGTAAACAAGACGAAGGCGACACTTATCAAGAGCAAATAGAAAGTCTACGCAGTACTGGTGTGCAAACTGTAACCTGGAGCAATATGAATGACCTTAACAATGTAAAAGATCATCAGGACTTCTTGTACAAACTGTTGACAAACAAAGACAGTTTTATCCGCAAACGTATTATTGAACAGAACCTACAATACTTGAATTCGAGACTTGCTTATTACTTGACAAAACTTGGATTACCACATGAGGTACAGTTCCAACCTGACCTAACAGTTGAAATAACTGAACTAGGCAGAGACTTAGACTTTGATAATCTAAGCAGAGGCGAACGCAACAGACTTATACTAGGACTGAGTTGGAGTTTTAGAGATGTATTTGAAAGCATGAATACACCTATTAACTTTATGGCCATCGACGAACTTATTGATAGTGGCATGGACACCAACGGAGTTGATGCAAGTTTAAGTGTACTCAAAAAGATAGAACGTGAACGTGGTAAGAATATCTTCCTTATCAGTCACAGAGATGAACTTGTAGGTCGTGTTAACACCATACTGCAAGTTATTAAAGAAGGCGGCTTTACTACGTTTAGTACAGATACGGAGTTTGTAGATGCAAAATAAAATGACAGACAGTTTCGTTATTAGTGTAAGTTCTACAGGAACAGCGATTGATAAACGCATCATGCCTGCGAATAGAGATTGGTCCGCTAGCACAATTACACTAGACGATGAGTACAATACAACTATTACTGGCATCGACGAAGGCTATAAGATTAGAAAGAAAATTAAAACAATACCCATTGATATATTATATGAATGGTATCCTAGTATAATGAAAGCAAATCCAGATGACTAATACTTTTTTGTTTGATGTAGACGGTACGCTCACTGATCCGAGGCGTGAGATAGATCCCGAATTCCAAAAGTTCATGCTAGAGTTTTTAAGCAACAACAACTGCATGATTGTGACCGGTAGCGATAGACCAAAAACAATAGAACAGATCGGACTAGAATTTACAAACACATTCAACAAGGTGTACCATTGTAGTGGAAACCATGTGTATGTTGGCGATGTAGAGCATTCAAAAAACGAATGGGCATTAAGCAAACTTCAGATCAAATTTATTAATACAACACTAAGCGGCATTGACTACGAAGAAAAAACTGGTAACCATATTGAGCAAAGAACAGGTACAGCCAATGTTAGTATCGTAGGTAGAAATGCTGATTGGGAACAACGTGCTAGGTATGCAGAATGGGATCAGTTAAATAAAGGCAGAGCTGTAGTAAGCAAAGCATACAATGACCGCTTCAAAGACAGTGTTGCTCAAGTTGCTGGTGAGACCAGCATAGACATTTTTAAAAACGGCTGTGACAAGAGTCAAGCTATAAAACAACAAAAAGGCACGACTATATATTTCGGAGACAATTGTTTTCCTGGAGGCAACGACTGGAGTGCCGCCCAAGAATCAACAGCGTTTCATCAGATTACACAAGGCTATCGAGAGACTTGGGAAATTTTAAAAAATACGTATAATACGTATATTTAGGTTGACATCTGATATAGAATACATATATACTAGTAGTATAGATAAACATGCAGTGGACTTACAAAGAACAACTAATAGACGAGATTGACGACGAGTATGTAGGATTTGTTTATCTTATAACCAATCTCACTAACGGCAAAAAATACATCGGCAAAAAACTGGCAAAATTTAAAGTAACTAAAAAACCGCTCAAAGGCAAAAAAAACAAAAGACGTTCAACTAAAGAAAGTGACTGGAGAACCTATTGGGGAAGCAGTGACAAGTTAAACGCAGATGTTGAAAATTTAGGCAAAGAAAACTTTACAAGAGAAATACTGTTCTACTGCACCAGCAGAGGCGAACTAAGTTACTTAGAAGCCAAAGAACAGTTTGATCGTAAAGTACTTGAAACTGACGATTACTATAACGGTATCATTAATGTTAGAGTAGGCGGCAGTGACAAACTTAGGAAAGCATTGTTAGAACATGTCAAAACTTAATTGGTCAAGACACCAAGTAGTTAGTAAAATGGATCGAGATTACTATAATTCTCCAGTTACTGGCTTTGATAATAAGTGGCATACAAAAAGAAAACATATCTTAACTAAAGAAATCAACTTAGGCAAACACGAAAAACACAACTGGCAAGTTATAAAACTAGATTCAGGCCCACACACAGGCAAAGTAATATGTAACGATTGCAACGGCAAATTTGTTACATGGTTACCTAAAGGCAGTATATAACAGCACATAAGGTTAGCGGGCCAGTTTAAATTACCGCTGTGGAAAAACTAGTGTAAAAACCTAGACACGTGACACATTGAGTGAAAGCCTTAAGGTTGTAGTTTGATGTAAATTGATTGCTGTCAATTGAAAACACAAATACAGTACATAAAAACTCTTTAGCACAAGGAACGAGGCGAGAGGTAATGTATTATAAACTGCACATTAACTAGCTTAATGTACATTTTATGTTACATATGTCGATG